ATTGTCAGGAAGTTCAACCCAAGGTTGGTTAACAATAACCAATGTGTTTTCATATTTTGAATCAGATTTACGAGAACCTGAAATACGTTGGTTGATACCCATTCCAATCTTGTCGGCAAGAACCGCTGCGTTGTGTTGTTTACCACCTTTACCTTCGTAGGTCATCTTACAAGGAACTGAACCTACTGAATCCCAAAGGAACAATAAATCATATTCCAATTCACCCTTTTCTTGAGCATCCAACAAACTATTAATATAATCTGTGATTTGTTCAATGTAAGAGAAGTTGTTATTGAAGATGAAGAATCCATCCCAATCTAACTCTCCTGTTTCGGGGTCAACAACTTCTTCACAATCAAAACCCATAAGTCTTGCGTGTTCAAAACTCCACTTCTGTTCTGTAATAATGAAGACAGGAAGAATATTTTGTTTTTGAGCTGATACGGCAGATTTTACAAGAGCCGTTGTCTTACCTGTATCAGAGTGACCCAAGAACATGTTCAAGTGTCCTATAGCAGGTCCTGGTAGTCCTACAGCGTCCAAGAAATCTTTACCCAAGTCAAAGTATCTTTGTGGTTTATACTTCGCTGAAGTTGAGAATTTCTTCTTTACTGAATTAAAATCGTTTTTCTTGATTGCCATGTGTGTTATAAATTAATCATGTATGGTACCATACAAGATACCATACATGATGTTTTGTTTTATTAGAACGGTAAGTCCTCAGCAGGTTCGTCAAATAATTGTGGGTCAGCGGGTGCCGAAGGTGTTGATTTAGAACCACCCATCATCATATCACCTGAATCACTGTACAAGTATTTACCTGTTTCACTATCCCAACGAGGTTCTTCACCACGAGAGATTGCTTCCAAATATTCTACAGGTTTCTTAGAGTAAACATCATTCCATGTCAACTCATCCGCCAACCACTCTTCCATAACCTTAGCGGTCTCGTGAAGAGGTGCTGGGTCATCGTGCATAATAGTTTGGATTGTTGTGTAATCTTTTCCACCAGGAGTTTTAGATTTAACCAACTGTACAATAAGGTCTCTACCTTTTTGTGAATCAGTTACATCACCTTTCTGTCTCCAAATTGGAATAATTTTGTCAAGAATACCATCATTCTTGTAATTGTGTTTGAAACGCCAAAACTTTACACCTTCGTCTTCAGCATCACGGTCAATAACCTTTACGATGTAAAATTTACGAGATTTGTATTGTTTAGCCAATTCTTTGTCTGACTCTTTGCCGGTAGACATCAACTCATCGTGAACCTCATTCAAAGGTGAACGCTCATTGTCATTTTTACCTGGGTCATAGAATTTTTGCCATTTACCACCCACTTGTAATTCATGGTACCAAACCTCTTTGAAAGGTGAAGAACCATCGGGTGTAGGAAGGATACGTACTCTACGTTGTCCTTGAGATTGCCCTTGTGGAAGAATACAAGCAAAATACTTTTTCATTCTTTCCTCTTGGGACATTCGGTTAGAGTCTCCGAAAGACTGTGTGTTTTTTTCGTACTGTGAAAGTACTGCGTCAAGTGAACTCATCATGTTTTTTGTTTAATTAGATTGTTTGTTTATAAATTATAGTTGTTTTTTTTCCGTTCGTCAAATTGTTTCGCCAAATAAAAAAGGGCCACAACGTGACCCCTTTAATATAGTAAAAAGTTATTAAAAATCAATTCATTTTAAAAGATGTTCCTGTTGGTTCTGCACCATACATATCAAACGATTTTTTAATATCTGAAGGTACAATGTCTTCAACCTCATCTGAAGTTAATACATATTCATTCTTTCCTGATTTTTGCATATCATCTTGTTTGTCATCAAAAAAACTTGAAAGTTTTTGGTTGAATGGTCCACTATCAAGACTTCTCAATTCTAATTTTTCTTGCGCTGTTTTTGGTCTGTACTGTTCAATCTTTTCTTCCATTGAATTCAATTTGTTAAACACATCATCCATAGCATTTAACTTGGTTTGTAATCCTTCAATTTGTTTGAACATCATGTCAAAATATTCTTGTTGTTTGCTTTCAACATTCTTTTGTGAATTAACTAAATCAGTAATATCCAATTCCTCAGAACTACTTTCACTTTCTTCACTTTTACCATCACCATCAATTTTTTCAACTTCAGTGTCAGTTGTTGTATCAATAACTTCAGGAGCCGCTGGTGGTGCCGATAATGTTGGGTCTCCACCAGGTGCTGCCGCAGGAGCCGCTGCTGGGTCAACAGGTGCTGCCGGGTCCGCAGGTGGTGTGGGTAAATCACCCAAAGCATCTTGTTCTACAATATACTTATTAATAGAATTGTGTCTTTTAATTTCTTCAATAATTTTTTTATCAATCGCCATTTTCTTAACCATTTAATAATTGTTTAACACCTTGTGGTGTTTCAACTTGAACTCTTTTATTTGTTCTTATTGTGTTATCAACTCTTTCAATAAGACCATCTCTGTCTCTAACTGTATAGCAATTACCAGTATCTAAATCACATACTTCGGTAAATCCATTTCCGGCATTTTTTTCTGTGTATCTTGTGTTTTTACCAAGATAATTGTCTAAATGTTGTTTAATATTCATAACTATAGTTTCTTAATAAATATCATTTAAAATTAACAAGTTTATATTTGGCTAATAATTCAACCACATTTTCAGCCTCCTTTTTAAAAGTGTCGTACATGTTTTTATTTGAATCAACCCATTTATTCCATTGTTCATCTGTTTGAAATCTATTTTGTGGCCAATATTTAGTCCATATTGATATCATATTATCAATGTAATCTTTTTTTGTATTCCAAACTAATGAACCGGTATTTCCAGTTGTTACTAATGGTGCAAATAACAAACTTTTAGATAAAACTTGTTCATTAACGTAATAGTCATTAATAAATTTAACTGAATTTGTAAATGATTCACCAGATGTAGTTGTTGTAAATACCGCAGTTGGTTGTCCATACCCATTTTGATTAACTTTACAACCAAATTGTTTTTGGAAATATTTTTCTCTTCCACCATAACTAATTTGTTGTGGGAAACTACCACCACCTAATAGTGTGTTACCTAAATCATAATTGAATGTATATACAGAATTGTCATCGTGACCATTGACATACGCAGTATATAAAATCATAGCTCTTGCTGGACCTAAAGTAGTATTATCTCTAATTATTTTTGCTAAATCAGCAAATGATATTGATTGTTGTGTATTTTCAATTCCAAGAAAGTTTTGATATTTAGGATTTGTTGATAACATATCTGCTTGACATTGTGATGGAAATGCTGAAGAATACACAACATTAGTCTGAATACCATTACCAATAGTAATAACATTTATTGTTGGTTGTGTTGAAGCGACTTCAGTTTCTTTTTGTCTTTTTAATATCTGAACTAATTGTCCCAATAAATTAGCATTAATTGAAACTAATTGTTTTGTTATTAATGGTAATGAATAAATTGGCATCCTAACACCACTAAAAAATGTTTTAAAGTCTCCAGCACTAATTGTATGTTCAACAGATTGAATCATATATGGTCCTCTAAACATTGGTACATTTCTTAAGTTAAAATACATTGTAGGTTGAATCATCGCATTTCCCATTGACTCCACCCTACACTCATAACTTCTATTTTTATATAAATTATACAAACTAACGTTTTGAGTGTTTGTTCTTCTACCACCAGCTTGGTTACCCATGTCAGTGATAACTCGGTTAGCTTCTGTTGTTGCCGCAGCATTATTTTGGTCAAGTTGAATACTATAAAAGACACTTTGGTTTCTAATTCCAAAATCAACATTAAATCCAACAACTTTATTTGATTGTGCCCAATCAGTTTTTGTACTTTTTTGTTCTGAAACTAATGGGTTATCTGAAGCTCTTGATAAATCAAACGCATCCGTTCTCCATCTGTAATCGGCATTTTCTCTCATATCTAAATGCTCACTTGGTTTTCCTGCATAATAACATACAAATTTTGGTTGTGACTCTCGGTAATCAACATCTAAAAAAGTACCAAATAACGAGTTTGCCAAATCATTAGATTTTTCAGGTCTAGGTGCATTTCCTTGAGTAATTTCTCCCGCCCCCCAAAAATTCATATATGCCGGTAATGGCATCATTTGGAATTGGTTGTCAGCAATAATCCTACTTACAAAATCAATAATTCTTGCATCAAGTGATGTGGTTCCTGAAAAGAAATCTTTTAATTTAAAAACATCAACTAATACTTTATCTCCAATATCTCTATTCGCCCTATCTAAAAACATAACATCTTGATATAATGTTCTATCTTTAAATTCACTTCCAGCAATCCACTTGTCGTTAAAAGATTTAAATGTTTCCCAAAGTTCTATTTTGGGTTGCATACCGTCAATTGCAGATAATATTGGTTTTTCAGTTGTCTGTGTATAATCAGGTAATTCTTTTTGTAACGTAAACATTAATTGACCCAAAACATAATTCAGATACTCATCATTATTTGTATAAAAATCATTTATTGCCGTTGTAAAATCCGCCCTTGTATATACACCATTATTTAATGATTTTTGAGTTCCAAAAATTTTGATAAGTGGTGCAAAGTTTTTAACATTTCCTTCAGTAAACTCTACGTTTAATGTTGGGAAAAAGTCAGTATAATAACTTCCTGAATTTGAGTATGTTAATCCTGTTGTTGTTGCAAATCCAATATACGTTTCCATAGCAATCCAAGCGTTTGGATATGCCGCTTTTGACTGTGCTAAGGTTATTTGTGTTACAGCTCCGTTTGTAACAGGAACACTGTTTTGAACATATGCGTTATATGGATAAGGGTCAACAACTTTATTATAGTTTGTAGTATTCAAAGTTGTAAATGTACCAAAGACACGTCTATTAAAATTACTTGGATTTCCGTATTTAAAAACAATATCATAATTCACAAAAGATTGTATTACCGTATTGGCTTGTGTTAATTGAGCATTTCCACAATCAACAACATATTTGTCCGGAGTATCTGTTAATGTAACTGTTGGAACTAACAACATTTGTGACATCAATCCTTGAAAGTTTCTATTGGCATAACTTGAGTTTGCCAAATCTTCAGATGTTAAATCCGTAAACGATTTACAGAAATTTAAAAATTCAATTTCAAACGAATCTAAAATTTCTGTTTTAAACGTTCCAAAAACATCATCAATCTTAGAATACGTCTGGCCAAATTTAACCACATCCTGTATTTCCAAATTTGGATAAACTTCTTTCATGTATTCATTTGGACTTGGTTTTGTAATACTTGATAATTCAAAGTATCCAAAATTTGGTGCCGCCCAAAATGTTCTAACAGAACCATTAAACACCGCCTTGTTATTTTGAACTTCTTGTGTTTGTGTTAATCCTGTTATTGTTTCCGTAAAACATTCACCAATAACTTGGTTATATGTAGTACCAAAACTTGGCATCAACAAAGTTTTATATTGTTGGCTTGAATTGAATTTTGGTGAGTTTTGTGTTTCAAATGTTGTAAAAAAATTGTTAAACTTCAACACTTGATTTGGTGTTGAACTATATCCGTTTTGTGTTGATATTTGAGCATTTGGTATAGCCCCCACAACTAATCCTTGATTAATTGCGGTTTGTATATCTGTATCTGTATATCCCGTTAACAGTTCTTGACCAGTAACTAAAAAATATGTGTCATTAATCATCTTTGGATAAAATCCAAGATTCATTTGTACTTGTTTTAAAGTTAGTGATGGTTGTGATATGGTATCTTGAGCAACAATATTATAATTTTCATTAATTGATGTAAATGTATATTGTTTCTGTAATGATGAACCATCGGGGTCATAAAGATTTGCAACATTCACATTTTTCCAAACAGAATCCAAAATATCTACATTTGTTTCAACATATGTTTTGTAACGGTGCCAAATAGAACCATATTTTATAATCCAAGAATATGGTAATTTATGTACACCACCAAATTTTGTTAAAGTAGTAAATATATAATCTAAAGGTGTAGAATCTTCTGTTGTAATGTTTTTATATTTCTCTCTTAATGTAGCAAGTGGTAATGAATTTAAAAACAAATATGCTGGTAAAACATATGGTGTTGTATTTGTATTGTTTCTATCTTTATTAATACCATCTTGTAAGGCATTAATAAAGAAGGGGGTATTCAACATTGATGTTGTTTGTAAGGCATCAACGTTTCCAGTTTTGGCTTGGTAATTTATTGGTCCTTCAGTTACTAAGAAACTATTATTTAAACGTCTGTCTTTATAAAATTGGTTAAAGGCGGCTAAAGTTCCTGTTGGTGGAGTTCCTGTAATATTTCCCGACCCACCAACGGATAATATTGGTTTGGGTGTTGATAATGTTTGAAGGAAACAATTATTAACAAAAGGTCTATTGTTGTTTAAACTATCAGCACTTTCATAATTGGTGATATATCTTTGGGTATCATTTAAAAATAAACTTTTTGTGGTATCAAAAACATTACCTTTAGATGTTTTTACACCAGCTAAGTTTTCATTTTGCCAATCAGTAATAACAAATGGATATACATCCATTATGTTTGTTTGTGTTGATGATGTTGATTTAATATAGTTTGATAAATTTGTTAACGACTGAACATTCTTATTTGTAGTTGGTTTTGATTTAATAAACGAATCATTTAAAATCGCATAATCATTTTCCGTAATTGTTCTTAAATACTCAGAAGTAAATTCACCTCTAATAAATTGTTGCCAACTAGAACCCGTCCCATCATTTGAAATACTTCTAAGAATTAATGGGAAGTTTTGTGGTGTTAAAGCAAAGTTTTTTAATATTTTAGTTAAGCTTGGACTTGTTGAGTTAAGAGCTGTTCTTATATTTGAAACTTCTAAATCAGACAATGTGTTATATATTGATAATTGTTTTGCACCTGATGTGGATAATCTATCCCAATATGACGCTAATAACACTCTTTCGTAAATTTCATAAATAAATTTAACACTATCATAATCACTATACGGTATATTTGTTGTTGGGAATTCAATACCGTTTACAGTAATTCTACTTATAACATTGGCTTCATTATTACTACCATTTGGACCCAAATCAATACTAGCTCTTTGAGCCAATCCTTTCATATATTCTTCAACAAATTGAACTTCAGGCCAAACTTCATAATTGTTTCCTCTTGTTCTTGATATTTCTGATGGGTCACCAGGATACCTTAACTCAAATCTTTCACCATCAGCATTGTTTGTTTCAACAAAATATTGTGGCCAAGGATATACGGGAATATCTTTTAAAGCGTTTTGGTCGGTTTGTTGTACTAAGTTTTTACTGTCTGTACTAACAGAAGATTTTGTATTATCAAACACCGCATTTTTTCTGATTGGGTTTAACCTTTGACTCCAAGCTTGACTATGAACATCATCCATTAATCTATAAAAAGCTTCAACAGACGCAAATATCATTGCCATAATATTTCTCATGGTTGGTTTAAATCCTAAACCATCGTTACCTTCAATTTTTTTGGATAAAAATTCATTTAAAGCGAGAACAATTTTTTCTTTTTGACCAGATAAATCTTCAAATGTTTTGTCTATAATATCTGAAAAATTGCCAGGTCCATCAAAAACAAAATTATACGTTGGTGGAATACTAGTACCGTCAGTATTATCAGGAAATGGTTGAAAAAATATTGATTCTTTAATTGCTAATTCATTAATTTCTTCAGGAGAAAGAGCCTCTCTTTTGTATCTAATTTTAAATGTTTCCGCCCAATCAATATTAAAATCAGTTAAACTTTTTCTAACAGAATCCGAACCAACTAAATCAGAACTAGAATTAACTAAATTATTTACGACTCTGTTAGAACTAAGAAGTCCCCTAATTTCTCCAACAGAAAAACCTGTCGCAACATATGGTGGTTGTATTGCAGATGGTACAATTGTTGGTTGTATGTTTAAATTATTAATTTTAGTTACCTTTGATGTTTGTTTTTTACCATCAATTGTAAATGTTCCAGGGTCACTTAGTGTTTTATTTTTAGCTAAATCAACTTTATACCCATCTACTAATTGTTTTAATTGGGAATATGCATTAACTTGTAATTGTAAACTAGCTCTAGTGTTATTATTATAAATGTAAGTAAGTACACCATTCTTACCACCAACAGCACTAGGTTTTAATACAAATATTTTTTCTTGGTCAATGTATTTTTTAAACCAACTTGTGTCATCATTAGGTGATAACACATTATCTCTTAGACTTGTTAATAATTTAAAATATGTATCACAATCAGAAAGTGGTGTAAAATCAGTTTGTCCAAAACTTTGTTGTAAGTTTTTTTCTAACGCTTCTAACCTTGCTTTTAATTCAGGAAATGAAAGTTCTGGAAGGTTTGGAGAAATTAAACCCAAAGCTTTGTATCGTTTGTATACATCTCTAATGGTTTGTCCACCCTTCGTTACCCTCACAGAAGATGTTGTAACATCAGGATTTCCGTTAGATACTTGAGCGGCGTTTACACCAGGCGAATTAGGAGCGGTGTTATTAATTCTATAATCCGTTGTATACATGAATGGTACTGCAAACAAAGCACCAACTTGTGTTTCTGCTAAAATTGTATATTTGTAAGAATAAAATTTTAAATTAATTCTGTAGTTTCCCGTATTACCCTCAAACGCAGCTGAAAAGTTTGTTAAAATAAGTTGGTATCTTATTGCTTTACCATAAAACCCTTTTAATGTTAAATAAAATGTTGGATATGGTAAATTAAAAAAACAAGCGTATTCAGAATTTTCACCTTTTTCAAATAAGGCTCTACCTTGAACATCAATCAACACAATTTCAACAGTTGGTGTTAAACTTCTTGTATTCTTAACTCTTATACTTTCAATACCTAATAAACCAGTGTCTTCACTGTTAATTGTGTTTTGTTTAATATAAAAATCATCACTTTTGTTTTGTTGTTGTACATTGGTTTTACTTGGTTGATTAGTACCTTTACCATCAACAGTATTTAAACCCGTAATTTCATTTAGATAATTGTTATTTAGTGTTGTTTTCCCACCAGGTCTTAAAAAATTAATAGAAGCAATTGGTGTTGTTTGTACAGCATCTGTTAGTGCGGAACCAACGGCTAATTTTGTTCTTGGTAACATTTTTGCTTCCAAGTTTGCATACATAACAAGGTCTTCATGATGGATTGGTCTATCCATTGGTTGACCAAGACTATTTTCAACCTTGTTTGGGTCAATTAAAAATATGTTATCATAATCGGATTCAATGTAGATATTGTCCGTTGTACCAAAATTATCTGCCATAATAGAAGAAATAGTTATCTAAACCATTTTTATAATCTTGTAATGAAGATATAAGTGGATATGGGATTGTCAATATTGCATTATTTGGAATATTCCATTCCAACCCACCATATTCAGGATTACCTTGTAATATTAACCAACCAAAAAAAGGTGTTCCGTAATATTGTTGAGATACTTTATCTAACCTACTAAACCCTGTTCTGTAGATGTATCTTTGGTCTGATGACTTTGACTGTAGTGGAATAAATGGAACTACTGTTTGTTCACCATTAATCAAAAATGGTTGGTATCGGTTATAATAAGCATCCATTAATTAAATTTTTTCTTGAAGTTATATGGGTTTATGCTTGAACTATCGTTTTTATTTGCGTAAAGATTTTGTAATTGTTTTTTAAGGTCTTCAGATGCTGCACTATCTTCACTAAAATCAACAACTCTTTTTTGTGTTGTACCAAATGGTGGTGTATAATCAACATAATTTTTACCAGTACTATTTGTTTGAAATGTTGTCATTAAAGCAAGGCCTGTTTGATTTAATTTTGGCCATTCTACATATAAAGAATTTGGACCTGAAAAATAATATGATTCAACCGCAAATTTTGTATAAACATCTAAACCTTCTTGTAATGCGTTTAAAAAATTATCTTTTATAGATTCAATTGTTAAGGCTCTCGACATTAGTAAATATTCTCTTGTTTTTTCTGGTGTTGATAAAAATTCATATCCTGTTGGTGGTGTAAAAACGCCAGGTTCATTTGGTTTATAGGAACTAGTTACATATAATTGTGCTGCGGTTAAATCAGTTAAAAATTGATTGTTATTAGTTGCTATAGAAGTATAATCATTTCTAAGGGATGTTAAAGTATCTATTGGAGTTCCATTAACAGTTTCTGTTTGACCCGTTGTTATATAAATAATTGCAATATTTTTATCATTTAATTTACCGTCATGTCCTGTTGTAGTTCCACTAGCAACAAAATTCATTCTATCAACATTATAAACATAATCTTGTTGTAGTTCTGTTAAAGTATTTACATCAGAGGTAATTGTATTTAAAAAACTACTTCTGTAAGTTTTAACAAAATTTGAATAGTTTTTCTTGAACAATCTTTTTTGAGCTGTTGTAATTACAGATTTTGTAAATTCACCTGATGTGAATATTGGTAAGTTATCATCGTCAACATCTTTTAACAATGCTTTAAATGCTTCGTCAACATATTTTTGGGTATTAATTGGTTTACCATAAATTGCGGTATCTGTTGGTGTTGAAGAATTAAACGAACCCGTATTATATCCTTGGTTATCACCACCATAATTTAATATTGCCAACATACCATAATTATAGTTTAATAACGCACTATTCATGGTATTCATAACACCATTATAATACGCTTTAGTTTTATCAACAAATTTGTTGGTAAATGTTGCATATTCAATAGTTCCTGTTTGTCCACTATCCGTTAAACCTGTAAATGTTGAAACACCAATAGTATTTCCACCATCATTTGTTTTATCATTTTGAATGTTGGCAACACCAACAGTTGGTGGATTTTGAGTTAAGGCTTGGATAATTTGTTTATCAAGTTTACTTGTATCTTCAGTTGCTTCGGCTCTTTCATCATACATCTCAGTATTAGCGTAATAGTTGAATGATAATGCATTTTGTAATGTGTCAATTGGTGCTGCCAATCCTGACCCACCAACAAAATTAAAACTTAAATTGACATCAACAATCATAGGTTGGAAACCGATACCTTCAGGGTTCATATCAAATGTCTTATCGTATGAAAAACTTAAAGATGTTGGAACAATTTTGGTATTATAAAAATCACCAATACGTAAAACCATAATTGGTGGTGCCCCAAATGATGTGTTTAACGCATCATTATAAAGTTTTTCACCATTGGTTCCAATAGTTGGAATTGTTTCACCAGGTCTCATACATTGTTGTAAGAAAGTTAAACGTGAGTTTAATCCTTCAGGTGTTGTTGAGTGAAACGCTGGTTGGAAATATTTTATTTTTTCTTTAATTGAATCATAAATAAATGGATTTTCCGCCTTTAAAACTTCAAAATAATCACACTCATTTAACAAGTATCTTAATAGTTTTTTAGAAGCTCCTTTATATAAATCTTTTTGTGGTTGTTGATTTACAACAGTATTGGTTTGACCTGGTTTTTGTCCTGTGTTTGGTTTTCCAGCGGCGTTGTTTGCAGCACTATTTTCAGTGGCTGTTGAGCTTGGTTCTGAGTTCTTTTCAATTGGTTTAATTTCAACATTTTTTAATAATACAGTTCTACAAGCCATTGCTCTTGTTGTATACTTTTCAGTATTAAGAGCTTCGTCTTTACAATCGTAAGTACTGTAACTTTGTTTACCTCTTGGGGTTACACTTGCAACTTCTCCTTTTGCAATAGTATTGAATACTAATGTTGAACCAATAAATTGACCTAACGAATTATTATTTGCACCAAAACTATAAGTCTTAAAGAATTCAACCACAGATTCACCTCTTCTAACAGACAACTTATCATTATAATCAATAGATGACGATGGTGATGCACTTGCCTCCAAAGTAACTAAAATACTAGAAGCTTGTTTTTGACTCAAAATATTATACATTTTTTGAGCCATTTCTTTTAATCTTGTATAGTTTTCTTCAATAACACCATCAAAAAATTGAGTTGTAACTTGTTTGTCTTTTGAGTTGTTATTATATACTTGTTTATTAGATGCTGATGTATAATTAGCATATGTTGTTTGGAAAGCCACCGATGTTGGGCTTGGTATGTCATTGTCAAAATAAAACCCAAAACCATTATATTCGTTTAATGTTGGGTTTCCTGTGGCATCATCTGTTGTTCCCCCATCTTGTAATGAGTTTGTAGGTACTGTATTGGTTGCTCTTGAAGCGTCAACAATATTTGTGTTAGTTGCGTTTGGATTGGTAATTATTTCTTGCCAAGCTTGTAAATCGGTTAATGGAACTGTATTATAAATTTTAGCAAGTTCATATAAATCATATTTTTTACAACCAGCAAAAAACGAATCAACAATAGAATCCACTTTTTGTCTATCACCTTCATTTGCTAACACCTTATTAACAATAAGATTCAAAATTGATGGATGGTCAACAATCATCTTCCATTTCAATGTACCACTACGAGAAGTGTTTTTATAGGTATAAATTGGTTCGGGTCTACCTAAGAAAGTAGTTTCGTTAAATGATGGTCTTGTATCCTCAGTAAATGATAAATCATATGGTGGAAACCACATTACTCTACCACCGTTAGGTCCTTTTTCACAAGCCGGTAAATCGTCAACTCTATATCCAGCTCTATATCCTGTTCTCCAAGCCAAGTTCTCAATTGAGAACATGTATTTCTTAACCCTACCATTAACAACACTATCACCCCCTTTTTCAGGTGCAATATTAATGTTAAATGTAGAGTCCATTACGGAATATGAAAACTTACGAATATTTCCGTCTTTCTTTTGTAAATTGTTAAAAGTATAATATGGTGTATCTTTGGTAAAAACACGACAATATTCAATACCCACATTGGCTTGTCCATCAGAATATCTAACAATCTGAGAACCTTTTGTAATTTCTTTATAACCATCAAAGAAAACTTTTGATGTTTGGCTAATTGCGTTACCTACGTGTCCAAATCTGGCTCCTGAATTTGGTTGTGAATCAATTAATCTTTGAGTGTCATCTAAAATTGAACCTGGTTTGAATTCATAGTTTACTGATTCAGTTGATGTAAATTGATTTGATATTGATGGATATGCCGGGTCTTGTGTTCCGTAATCTCCACCAGGTTTTTGATACCTACCAGCGTTTGGTGCCCATTTTTGACTTACCCAACTAAAACCACCAACAATACTACCGTCATCAACAAATGGTTTACCCGCTAAACCAAATTTAAAATCTTTATCAACACCTTCATATTCTTTTCCTAAAACATCAGGACCATAAACAGGTGCCAATACTTGAGCTCCGAATGGGTCAATAGGTACTTGGCCAGGAGGTGATGTTAAATATCCAGGTTCCCTTTCAGGACTACCTACATAATAAGTTCCTTGACTGGCGTTGTTAGCAATTGCCCCTGTAATAGCATTTCCAAGGGCCGATAAAATTCCTGTTCCACCCGTATTGTATTGTGGACGGAATCTGTTCATATCTAAGTTCTGAGTCAATTGAGCTCTTTGACCTGAACCTGTATAATCTAAAAATACTTGTGATGGTGATGTTGGTCTTGAACCAAATAATCCAAATAACCCACCACGTTTTCCATTTCCAGCCGCCTTAATTGCCGATTGGGTTGAGTTGATATCACGGGCTTCGTAATAACTTCCCGGTATTGGAGAAAATGGTAATGTAAATCCAGCGATACGTTGGACTATATCTTGTCCTTGCGATATAATATTTCCACCACCTGATGTAATTTTCCAATCTCTATAAATTAACGGTTTTTTACCTGCTAAAATTAAAGATAAATTAACGGGGTCTTGAACACCATTTAATATATTAACTCTACCTAATGTTTGTGTTCTAACATTTTGGTCAACTCTATATTGGAAAGCTTGTCTTGCCCCTTTAACCCCCATTTGAGCAAGTTGTGAGTCATCACTAGCAGGACCATTATCACCTAAGGGGTCTTTTTCTAATAGAACAGAATATGGTGAATATGATGATGGTCTAAAACTCGGTGGGTCCCAATAAGTGGCGTTTTTCTGTACCTTAATAACATCACCCATGTCATAATAGGTGTATTGGTTTCCTGGCGAATAAACATTCTTAATGTATTGTCTTTTTTGAAACGATACTGAATACAATTGTAACGCTTCGGTATATGGTGGTGTTTGAGTATAAGGACCTTGATTTGATAATGTTTGTTGTGTATTAATTAAACCACTAATGTCTTTGTTGTATCCACCCAAAGGTCCAAACACATTATTAGTATATAATTTATCTGCAAATGGGTCACTATCAATTAATGCGTCAGGGGAATCAATAACTGAATAATCACTTCTGATATATTCATTAACACCAGGGCTACCTACAGGTGTATAAACACCTGGTTTATTGTAAGGTCTTAAGTTTCTTAAAAGTAACTCATCCCTTTTTAATTTCGTAGCACTAAAAGTTAAACGACTTGGCATGTTGTTGTATCATCTATAAATAGAAGCACCTTTATTTTTTATTAAATTTATCTAGTATTGTTTGGAACGGCACTGTATGGACCCTTAACACTACCATCACTAATCATTTTATTAATTTGTTTAATAAATGTTTCGTTTTTAAATAAATCATAAACTTGGGTGTCAGTTAAATTACTAGTACTTCCATTTGGTGTTGTAACTTTAATTTCAATTGCTCCTTTATAATTAATATCCTCAACTTTTATTGTTTGATTAATTGGTGATTGTGCTTGGTTGGTTTCAATTCTATTTGGAATTGTTCCCGATGCTGTGGCTCTTGTGGCTAAATTAGTAAGTCCTTTTACTGCCAAATCAGCGGCTTCAGCAATTTTATTACCCGAACTTACATATGGTTGGATTGCCGATTTAAAATCAATACTTGTAATTGATTGTTTTATATTAGAAAAACTTTGTTGTACATCCATACCCGCATTTTTGAAAATTTCAGCAATTTTTGCTGGGCTTCCCTCTCCTTTTAATAAATCAATAACACTTTTACCTGTTTCATCATAAAACTTATCAATAGATGATATTGCCCCTCTTTGGTTTCCAAGGGTTTTGTCAGTTGCCGTCATTCCGACTTGTGTAACAGCTCGACCAAATTCTCTAAGTTCTCTTGGGGCTTTTGAACCAGCTACGGGAGCGGCAAGACTATCAACTAACTTATTTAAAGCGGCGGTTTGTAATTCTGTTTGATTTAATTGAGCCTTTGCCAAATCTTCAACAGTAACGGTTTCTTGCGATTTTTTTATCTCATCAAGGTCGGCTGGATTAATTTCAGAAACTAATTTATCCATTCCCCCAACTTTAACTGTAAATCCACCCTTATCTTTGTTGTATTGAGCAACATTTGCAATAAATTGTTTGGATTCTTCGTCAATAGCATTTGTTTTGAATTCGCTTCTAATCATGTTCAACTTTTGTTGACCTTCAGACATTTTCACCAAATCATTATATGCTATACCCGTTTCTTTTTCAATTTCTCGTAAATCACGTTTGGCATTAGGGAATACTTTAAATGATTTTGTTTTTTCATCAAAGTATGTAAACTTTTCAGTCATTTTAGCAACTTGATTCTGTAGTTCTTCAGTATCTTCAGATGCCAAATACATTAATCTAAATGGGTCCGCTAAATCACCAGCAGCAACACCTAACCTTTGGAAAGAGGAAACCATTTCAACGGCACCTTCAGGATTGAATACCCTTTCAGCAAATCCAAAAATTTCATTCATATTAATACGTAATGAAGCCGCTTGTGCCGACATTTTAGCTAAACCAGCAACACCATTTTC